ATGGTAGGTATTTGGAAGGGTAAACCTACAATTATTGATTTTAAAACGTCAAAAAAGAAAAAATCTACTAAACAAATCACAGACTACTACATTCAAGGATGTGCTTATGCGGTAGCTCATAATGAGATGTATGGAACTGGTATAAGAGATATCGCTATTATTATGACTATTGACGGTGATGATCCTATGATCTTTGAACAAGACGCTGTGCCTTTTTTACCTCTATTAAAAAACAGGAGACTTCAATATGATCAACTGGTTACTGAATAAACTAAACGAAAGAAAACTTGAAAAAGAGTTTCAAAAAAGAAAAGAAGAGTTAATGAAGAAAGATCCTTTTATCTATGAAATACCAGAAAAAGATCCCACACGTTATAAAACGTGGGAATCTAAAGGAAAGGATATAGACTTTTGAGCACTCGTAGGATTAAAAAACCTCTTAAGGATTTTTTTGATAAACAGGCTTTGACGGACTCTGAAAATGATTTTATACTTGGTTGTATAAATGCTCAGAAAAAATACCCACAATTAACACATCGCCAGTGGCAAATTGTAAACGAAATTAAAGAGAGATATAGCAAATGTCAAAATACCCAGGAGTAGAACGCACACCAAGTGGTAAAATCAAGTATAGAGGAACTACATTTGATGGATTCAACAAACCAAGACGCTCAAATAGAGCAGGAAAAAAAGGAATGGTGCTCGCTAAAGAGGGAGATAAAGTGCGACTTATACACTTTGGAGATTCTTCAATGGGGCACAATTATTCTCCAGAGGCACGCAGAAGCTTTAAAGCTCGCCATGCAAAAAACATCGCCAAAGGAAAGATGTCAGCTGCTTATTGGGCAGACAAAGTATATTGGGCCGGACCTAGCGGATCTAAGAAGTCGCCTCCGAAGAGTCAAAAATACACCCGTGGTTTAAAACGTAGATAGGAATTGTCATGCAATATTCTTTTGGTATTCCTTTAGAGGATAAAATTATCACAAAACCTACAAGGTTGAGAAAAAAGAAAAATTCTATAGAAGACTACATCAATATTCGTATTGAACAACTTAAAACAGACAGAGAAAATGCAAGTGATCCTCACGATATTCAGTGGTATACACGATTAATACAAGAATTATCTTGGGTCACTGAACGAAAAGAAAACTGCTCTTTAGAATCACGAGGCATAGTTTAATGCAAGACAACGTAAAAACTTGTAAAAGTTGCGGTCATTCCTGCCATTGCTACTCGCCAGATTGTGAAACTTGTGGTTGTGATGTCTGTGATTGTGGTACAGTAAAACCAAATCAGGAAGATATTCCAAGTTCATTCACTTTAACTAATACGTAAATCATGCCAACAAACAAAACAATCAAATTTCATTTGATTAAGGATTTTCCTGATCAAATTGTCTTACCACCAATTCCTTCAAAAAAGATCGTACCGCCCTGGTTTAAGAATTTATCTCCTAAAGTAGAGGATAAAAATCTTGGCAAGATCTCTTCCGTAAAACGTTGTATGCCTTTTTTAGATGCTATGACTGCTGGTTATACAATGTTAATGCATATGGATGCCTTAATTGAGCTAACTCCTGAAGGAAAAATACATCTTCCATACCTTGATGATCATCATAGAGCTTTAGTAGAACGCTGGAATCCTATTGAGAGCCACCCAGCTTCTCAAGTAAAAGGTTCCGCTTTTGAGAATATGACTATTCTTAAGTACATGAATCCGTGGGTTATTGAAACTCCTAAAGACTATTCTGTTCTTTACCTACCGTGTATTAACCGTCTTGAGTCTCCTATTATCCCTCTCACAGGACTTGTAGATTCAGATGTTTATAATAATGTCGTAAATATTCCTTTTATCCACACAGAGCTTGAACCGGGAGGAAGAGTATTTATTCCTGCTGGTACACCAATCTGTCAAGTGATACCTGTAAAACGAGATATTTGGACCCAAAAAGTTACTATGTTAGATAAACAAGAGCTAAAGAACGTAAGCCGAATGAGAAAAGAGATGGACAAGGACAGAGAAGACTATTATATGAAATATTTACATGAAAAGAAAGGATATAACTAATGAATTTAACTGAATTAAGAGTTGAAATTGAACGAGACGAAGGTGTTAAGTACGAGATTTATCTTGATCACCTTGGTTTACCTACTTTTGGTATTGGACACCTAGTACGTACAGACGACCCTGAACATGGACAAGCTGTTGGTACTCCTGTTTCTGAAGAGAGAGTTGAAGAAGCTTTCAAAGCTGATATGGAAATTGTGATTAAAGATTGTGAAAATCTTTACTCAGACTTTTATGAATTGCCTGAAACTGCGCAAAGAGTGATCGCTAATATGTGTTTCAATCTTGGATACCCACGTCTCTCAAAATTCAAAGGCATGAAAGCGGGTGTAGATGCTCGTGATTGGAATCGTGCTGCTGATGAAATGGTCGATTCTCGTTGGTATCGACAAGTAACTAAACGCGCTGATCGCTTGGTTGAGCGAATCAGAGCATTAGCTTAAATTTAAAAACTAACAGGAGAATTATATGTTAGAGAAACTATTTGGGTTGTCTGCCGCTGGTACGAGTATTCGTACAGAAGTTATGGCTGGTATTGCAACCTTTCTTACTATGGCCTATATTACTGTAGTAAATCCTGCTATCCTCTCTACGGAGGGAAGCGGAATGACTTTTGGCGCTGTATTTACAGCGACTATTATTGCTGCTGTAATCGGTACGTTAATTATGGGACTTTGGGCTAATTGGCCTGTTGCGCTAGCACCTGGTATGGGGCTCAATGCTTTTCTCACCTTTGGTGTGATTTTTGGGATGGGATATACCTATCAACAAGCACTTGCAGCTGTATTTGTAGCTGGTGTAGTGTTTATTGGACTTAGTATTACCCCCGCACGAAAATACATTATCAACAGTATTCCACGAAGTATGAAACTAGGTATTGGAGCAGGGATTGGACTATTCCTTGCTATTATCGGTCTTAAAAATGCGGGTGTTGTGGTAGATAATCCAGCAACACTTGTTGGTCTTGGAGATGTCACAAGCTGGCCCGTATTACTTACTGGTCTTGGTTTCATTATCATGGCAGTACTTGATAAGCGTAAAGTACCAGGAGCTGTGATTCTCGGTATTCTTGCAGTATCTATCATTGCTTGGGTCACAGGACTACAAGACCTTAACGGTATAGCAGGAGCTATTCCAAATCCTGAACACGCCTTTAGTTTAGACTTTAGTATGTTATTTACTGCTGGTTTTATTGGAACTGCTTTTGCTTTTCTATTTGTTGACTTTTTTGATACAGCTGGAACACTTACTAGTGTTGCCAATCTAACTGGTAAAGTTAATGAAAGTGGAGAAGTTGAAGGAATTGACCGCGCACTACTCGCAGATTCAGTTGCTACAACAGCAGGTGCTTTAGTTGGTACTTCAAATACTACTTCGTATATTGAGAGCGGGGCAGGTATTAAAGAAGGTGGTAAAACTGGTTTAACAGCTGTTGTCGTTGCTTTGTTGTTTGGCGCTTGTTTGTTCTTAGCACCGCTAGCACAAAGCATTCCAGCTTATGCTACAGCACCAGCCTTAATTTTTATCGCTACATACTTTTTACGCAATATTGCTGATATTGATTGGGACGATGTTACAGAGTATGCTCCTGCAGCATTAGCAGCAGTGCTTATGCCTTTAACATTTAGCATCGCTCATGGAATTGCTCTAGGTTTTATTGCCTACGCAATTACAAAAGCCTTAAGCGGACGCATGGCTGACTTAAACGGTGGTAGTCTCGCTATCGCTGCAATTAGTCTAGTCTATTTTATTGCTGTGTAAAAAAGTTTTAAATTTCATAAAACTGTAACATTTTTGTAATATAATAAAAATAAGAGGTCTAACGGCCTCTTATTTAATTCTAAGGAGAAATTAAAATGGAACTTTTAACTCTTTGGATGGGAATTGGATTCTTATTTGCTGCATACTCTGTTATAGCAAATGATTCTGTACAAACTCTTGGTACTTGGATTGCTTCAAACAATGAACGATTCAGTTGGCAGACGATGTGGGTAGCCGCTTCGTCTGTTTTGCTTTGGGCATTATGGTACGGTTGGTATGCTTATGGAGGAGATATCTCCTATGGTAGACTGAATAAGATTCCCTTTCAAGAAATTCAGTGGTATCACGCGTTAGCCCCTGGACTCTTACTTCTTTTAACGCGTATTGGAGTACCTGTGAGTACTTCATTCTTAGTATTATCAGCTTTTGCATCAACCTTTGTGTTAGAAAAAATGCTGATGAAATCTATGATGGGATATGCTGTTGCAGCTGTGGCTGCTTATGCTATTTGGATCGGCGTAACTAAGATTCTAGACGAATCAAAACCAGTTAAAGAAGAACACAAACGTTGGTGGAGAATCGGACAATGGGTTACTACTGGATTCTTATGGTGGACTTGGTTATCTCATGATATTGCTAATATTGCAGTTTTCTTACCAAGACAGATTCCTGTTGATATGATGATTGCTATTTCTGCTATTTTTGTTGGTGGACTTTGGTTCATGTTCAGAGAAGGTGGTGGTAAGATTCAAAATATTGTTTTAGAAAAGCATAATACTCGTTATGTTCGCTCTGCAACAATTATTGATGCTGTATATTGGCTTATCTTGTTTTTCTTCAAAGAACTCAATGACATTCCGATGTCTACAACTTGGGTTTTTGTTGGTCTACTTTGTGGTCGTGAACTTGCTATGGCTACTATGACAGGAAAACATAAGTTCAAAGTTGTGTTTCCGTTGATTGGAAAAGACTTCTTAAAAATGATGGTTGGACTTGCTGCTTCTGTTGGCGTAGTTTTAGCCATCCATTATGTGATCGTTCCTAACGGACTTTAAAAACTGTCAAATATCTGACAACGGCAGTGTCAAAACTTTGACACTGCCAATTTTTTGTCGTTTCCCGCCTTTCTAGATAAATTCATTTGCCAAATAAACTGTTATAGCATATATTATTGTTATGGGTCTTAAATTAGCTATAGTTATGGGTTTATTAATGGCTGCTTTGACTGGTGTATTTTATTGGTACTACCAAGATACTCAAAGTAGAATTGCAACCCTTCGTGAAAATAATGCTAAACTTGAAGTAGCTGTTGACACAGCAGAGTCTAGTCTTGCCTTAGTTCAAGGTGAGATGGCTAAAGTAGGGGAACTAAATAATCAACTTCAAGCTGATCTACAACGCGCAGAAGCCTATACAGATGAACTACGCGGTAAATTAAGTCGTATGAACTTAATTGTTGAAGCATTGAAAAATGCAGAAGAATTAGAAGGAAAGATGAATGGCGCAACTGCAAAACTTTGGCGCGGCTTCATGGATGATTCTGGTAATGCTAATGACTACCCTCTTCCTGAGTGGTTGCAGCGGGAAACCAGAGACGGAAGTGAAAGTAGTGACACAAGTACAGAAGATTCAGATACCAACAGTAGCGAGACCGAAACCGCTCCAGCTAGTTGATACACAGGTTCATGTTGTAACAGCTGAAAATGTTGATGAGTTTCTCGCTTGGTATGAAGAACAGTATGGAAATTTAGCCTTTGTCGCTCTTTCAATGAAAGACTATGAAAACTTAGCTTTAAACATAGCAGACATTAGGCGGTTTTTAAACCAACAAACAGAGATTATAGTCTACTATGAAAAAGCTGTAACAGATGATGAAAGTGTTCCCCTTGATAAAAGCAACTCTCCTGGAGAAAGCGAATAACATAACACTTCATCTTGAAAGGTGTTATAAATGCTCGATCCTGTATCCGCATTAGCGACAGCCACTACTGCTTTCAATGTACTTAAAAAAGGATTTGAAATAGGTCGTGATATTGAAGACATGGCCTCTGACTTAGGTCGTTGGATGAATGCTATGTCTGACTTAACCGAAGCAGAGAGACAGGCTAAAAATCCTCCTATTTTTAAAAAATTAGTTTTTGCAGGTTCCGTTGAAGAAGAAGCAATGCAAGTATTTGCAGCTAAATCAAAAGCAGAAAAACAACGTGCAGAGCTTAAACAGTTTATTCAGTACTCAATGGGTCAAAGTGCTTGGGATAACTTGCTTAAAATGGAGGGGCAGATTCGTAAAGAGC